GGTCTAAGCCACCCATCACTACCTGTTTCACAATAGTAATGAGTTGCTGCAGTTGTTGTATCTTCTAAAGCGCTATTTAATGCTGCAGTATAGATATAACCGTTAGCATCTCTTTTAACAATAGTATTCGCTGTTGCAGCTGTAGCTTCAGCTACGCCATTCAGCAAAGCTGAATCCGCAGCTTTGGCTGTACTTCCAAGCTTAGCATTAAGTTGGGTCTGTACGTTAGAAGTAACGCCACCCATAAAGTTAAGCTCTGCTACTGTAGCAGTCAATCCAGATAACGTAGTTGCAGAACTAGCATTTCCTGATAGCGTAGCAGTAATAGTACCTGCACTAAAGTTACCAGAACCATCACGAGCCACTATTGAATTCACTGCATTAGTGCTTGAAGCGTGTAACCCATCTAAAAGGTCGGCATCAAGGCCACTAGATGCACCATCTACTGTTTTGAGTTTTGTTAGTATATCAGCCGCAGTATAACTACTAGAATTCAACTTAGCGCTTAATTCAGTACCTATTTTTGAAGCTGTCCATAAATCTGTAACAGCTGTACCCAAATCGTTTACAGTACAGCCATCAAGCTTTTCAACGTCAATATTATACTTGGTAGTCAAAGCTACCCACGAAGTACCATTGAATTTCTCAAAGTAATTATTACTTGAATTCCATCGCTTAGCATTTAGTGGAAGGTTAGTATTGGTACTACCTTCCATCCAGATTAACGCTTCTTTATCCCTTTCTTTTAATATGTTCAACATATCCGAGTACAGACTCGATAATACTGGTTGATTAAAATCAGCCATATTTATTCCTTTCCTTTATTAGTATCCTCTAACTGTCCAGCTAAAGCTTCCATTTACTCTAGCCCCACTATTATTATAAAGTAAAACTTTAAATGATGTTGGATTAGGTACATCTTGAAAATCATATATACCTATCATAGGTGTAGTACCAATAGGTGTTATCTGGATATTAGTAATATCCGTAAATGCGTTGTTAAATCTAACCGTAGTTCCACCTGAGTCTATTACACCTTGTACTGTTGCCGCAACTGTATTAGTATGACTAAAAGTAACATTAGTAGTACTGCACGTCAATACAGTATAAGTTCCGTTCCACGCAGTAGGAGTAGCCCCCGTTATTACAATTCTCTGTCCTACTGAATACGGAGCTCTTGGTTGAGCTGTAAATACAGCGGTACCTATAGAACCGCTTCCAGTTATAGAAGTAGTAGTTATAGGCACAGCACTGTACCCAGTACCCCCATCACTCTTTAACTTACTATCTAGCCTTACGTTTATAGCGTTTAAACTGACAGCACTACTTACTCCTGTAACCTCAATCTTAACTTTTACATATCTAAATCCGGTACCAAATACTTGGAGCTGATTTACATAGTTAGTATACGTTACCCCATCTGGGCTAATACTAATTGTCTTAGTTATAGTCGGAGTACCCTTTAAGGTAGACATATCTACATTAAGCGTAATCATAGAACTAGCTAATACTGTCCCATAGTCAAACACCTCAGTGTAACTCCCTGAGTTACTAAATGGTTCAATCCATATTGGATACCCAGCGTTAACTTGAGCCTGAGCTGAAACCCAGCTTCTAGTATCAAAGTGCTGACTAATGTTCTCAGAAGTATTTATAGGTAGAACCAACGTCTTACCATCAGATATTGCGTTTACTTTTGTACCTGTAAACGTACTATACCAATCAGTATTTAGTATATAGTCAGGTGGCTGACTTACCATAGTAGTAGCACTTAGTTTAGTCCCAATATTACCAGCTGAATCAATAGGGGCCATCCAATAAGTATACATACCTGATGTATTTTCAAATACCGTAGTAAACGTACCCTTCTTCTCCCCTATTTCAGTAAGATTACTTTCGTTTTCACCTTTGTATAACATAAATACATCAATTGGTAGTGAACCAGGTTCTGCTGACCATCTAAGTAAAACGTTGTTATCTATAACCTCTGTCTGCAGGTTAAGCATTTTGGGGCTACTTATAAGAACCTCAGTAGTAACGTTATCACTAATCGCACCTAAAGTATTAACACACCTAATGTTAAACAGTTTACCTCCTCCCCAGTATACAGGGACTCTGTATTGATTTGATTTGGTTTTGTATATATTAGAATCATACTCTATCTCAAAATAATCAATAGGTAGTCCGGTATCCGGAGAATCCCATCTTAGAATACAGTCTTTACCCTCAATCAGAGCCGTGAGATTCTTAACTGCAGGTGTAGCCACTGTTACATTAAGGGTATAGCTCCCGTTAGTATTACCATATATATCATATGCTCTGAAGGTAAATGTTCTACTACCTACCCAGTTAGATATAACCGTGTATGTGTTCTCTTTAGTACTTCCAATATGTCCAGGATAAGTTATCTCAAAATAATCAATATCAAAGCTACCGTCAGTATGTGTTATATTGAATTTGATATACTCTTTTTCCTGTGTATATGTAACGTTAGTTACTCCTGGTTTTGTACTTTGATAGGTTTTATAAATAAAAGCACCCTTCTTATTTATCATATCCACTGGCCTAATACTAAATGGATATGTGAGCTTACCAATCTTAGCCGGAATAGCGAACTCAGAACCCAACTGTTTACCTATCATTCTACCATCAAGATATACTTCATAATGACTAAAGTCTAGTGGTTGATTAGGGTAATCAACTTCGAATAAAAAGTTATCACCATCTGTTCTGATATTAACCGCAGTTATAGGTTCAGGTACACTACTAAATGACGTAATAGTGTAATCTTTATAAGTAAACACTCCAGTATCTTGTGCATCTTCTAGGTATATTCTATACCTAACTTCAGGAGCTAACTCAACAGCAGCATACTCGTATCTATTACCTTTAATTCCCATAACAAGATAGTTTTTAAAGTCTTCTTCCATAATGTATAAATTATATGTAGAAGCCACTTTACTATCCCACGATAAACTCATCATCGCTACCGTAGTACCTGATTCTTGCTTAACAAGTCTATCAGAAATAGTTAATTTTGATAAAGTATTTCTAGGTCTAACTGTTGGTTCTATTCTTTGTAAAATATCATTATCATAATCAAAATCCAGAATACTTTCATTGTATTCAGCGGCAGTTATTCTTCTAGTTAGGTCACCATCTCTACTTATATCCGTTATCACGCATAAAAGGCTATCAGAACCTTTTATCCCAAATGAATACCTATCTTCAGGGCTTATCTCATAACCTTCAGCAACAACTAATGTATTAGTACTTACAGTTGAACCTCCAGTTCCGTTAACATTAATCTGGTATACTACTAAAGAGATATCGTCTATTTTAATAACACCAGTAGGCGTCTCTGGAAAGTCGTTAAACGTAGTTAATTCCAATGGAGTAACCATACTAGTATTAAACGTATAGTCTTTGATGAAATCATCATTCTTACGTTTAATCTTTAAGGTATAATCAATACCTTGCTCTAAGTACATCACGTCATCTAGTATAACCAGACTACCTATAACTGACTGAATCATACCACCTTTACCATACTGAGTAACGTCAGTCTGTACTGCTATCAAGTCCCCAACAGTCTGAGTAATACTTTCTATGTCAGCATCAAAAGATATAACTCTTCGAATATACTTACTAGAAGCTAATAAGTATCTCCCATATACTAATGCTTCAGCTTCAGATGTTATACCTTTAGCCATAATACTAGTCTTATTCGTTCTCTTACCAGAGGCCATAGCATCAGCATCTTGAATACTAACTGTAGTCATTTCGTAGTTAATCTGCTTATCAGCAAACTGTACTTCTACTTCTGTAGCAACATCAGCTTGACTTAAGTATGATACTGTTACATTATTTGAGTTAGCACCGTTATACAGACCTGAAACGGTTTTCTTACTATCAAATATACACGAAAATTTCGTACCTTGTAGGATTACCTGTCCTCTACCAATCTTAGCTACTTCCTGTATACTTGTCCAAACATCAGATGTTGAGTCGAACACACCGTTAAATCTTAGTTTAGGTGTAAGCTCTGTTTCTCTAGTCCTATGAACTACTTCGTACATAATAGAAGTACCTAGCTTTAATGGATATGTAAATGATACGTAATAATAGTACCCATCAGCCCTATTAACATTATTTGACTCATATACTCTAGATATTTTAGTAACATTATGTATACTCATTTCGCTATCAACGTATACACCATTAACTATCGTTCTACCTATTGCATTTAGGGTACTGAGATTTCTATCTATACCCGTCAAAGTGAGCAATTCACCCTCCGGTAGTTCAGTCTCCGGAATTACTAACATACCGTTAATAGTATTTATAGCATTTAATACCCAGGCTGGCTTGTTAAGTGTAAAAGTATTGTTTAACTGACCATCACAGAATAATGCCCAACGCTCAAACTCCGTTTTATTAATCTTAGTTGGACTTAATCCCATACCATAATTAATATTAGTTAATATGTCGTAACATATCCACGCAGGATTACTTGAATCTCTATAAGCACCGGCAAGGTATAACGGCTTTCTAGTCACAGTTGTGGTAAAATTAGGCCTTTGATTTGATAGCTTATCAGTAGCTTTCATATTAATACCTAACATAGCTATTCCACCGTAGTTAATATCAGCAGAGTTTATCTCTTCTAAAAATCTAACGTGACAGTCAGAAACATTGTAAACATCTGTATCAGAATCATCATTAGTAAGCCTAGTTACCTCGAACTCTATCTGTCCTGCAGGTAGTGTGATAGGGTAACCCTCTGAATTACAGGGTTCAAAATACTTTTTAAGTATTGTACTACTTGAGCTAGAGAACGTTAGATTTTCTAGTACCGTATATCCAGTTATTACCTGACGAGTAGCTTCTACTTTTCTCCCATTAAGATTCTCAACTGTGCTCCAAGTGACTACTCCATTAATAGTATACTTATATTCAGACCTATAAATAGGAGTCGCATTATATAAAGTATTCCAAGTAGGAGAACCAACTACTCTATATTTAGCTGATACTTCAACTACTCTATTTGACTTATTACCTTGAGTATCCATATGGTATAGACCTTTTGGAAACTCAAAGTGCAGCCTAAAGAAGTCAATATTAGTACTCTCTGACACGAAGTAAAATACCTCAGCTTTATTTAGTTTTCTCGTAATAGCTGCATTATTGTAACTACTATCACTGAATCCTGGCATAATAGCTTGGTTAAATGTTCCTGGCGTATAACTAAAATATGCATCTGTACCGACAGGATTACCTACAAAGGAACTAAATGGGGTTTCTTGTATCTTTATATCTTCAGCATCAATCTGCTCTACCTCTCCGTGACATAAAGCTATTTGTGTAGCTAACCAATCGTCAGAACCCTTATAGTAGAATCTGCTATTAATAACCGTACCACCCAATGCGTGAGTACCGTATAATACAGGAATAGCACCATTTAAATCTCTTGAAGTACTGATACCAGTCCAGTTATACGTTCTTGACTCAACTTCAGGGGCATTATTAGCAAATCCTCCACCTCCGGCTTCAGGAGCTAAGATGTAGCTGATTAATAGAGCACCAGCGATATACGTTCCCATTGCTATTGCAAACATACCGGCACTTCCTATACCAAACATAGTACTACCTGCTATACCTGCAAACGCTGTACCGGCTCCGAATGTAACAACAGTTAAAGCAATCATAGCAACTAGTGCTAGAATTTGCTTACCTCCGCCACCACCTCCGGCTACTTGGTTAACGTATGTAATATTATCTAAAGGCTTAACGATGTAGTCTTCAAAGTTACCTTCAAATAATTTACCGTTTACACTTACTAAGTACTTAGCCCCTAAAGCATAACCTTTAAGGTAAGTATCTAGACTTCTTCCGTGTAAATCAGTATAAGATTGCTTTGACTGCATTGGATTAAATGGGTCGACTATATAGTTGACTACTACAGTTCCAAAAGTTATGTTGTTATCAATCTTTTTAACATCTAATACTATTTCAGTACCTTTATTACTCATTATATTCCTTTAGTGGCGTGTATAGCCATAATATTATGCCCCTATATATCTATAGAAACCTACTATCCTTTTTTCCCATTGAGGACTTGTTATTTTCTCTACTGTTACTCTTGAATGTTCCATTATATGTACAAATGACAAGTTATCTAACATATAACCAACGTGGCTAATCTTACCGTTTATCTTAAATACGACTAGCGAATTAGCTAAATCATTATAGTCAGTAAGCTGTAACCATTCAGTATAATCGTCTTTTTGGTTAAAAAGTCCGTGATAATTGCTTATGTCCATTAGCGAGTGGTTTATGTTCTTCATAGGTATATTTCTATCCTTAGCAATTGCACAGCAAAGGTTAATACAATCATAACCCTCTGCTATACTATTACCATTGAACTTAAAATTCACACCTAGATACTTATAATAGTCAGTATTAAGCATTGAATATTCCCCTAGTTTCTATACCGTTAAACGCTAGAAAAGGTAATCCAATTTTTGCGCCTGAAGAGTCAGTTCTATTAACACTGAATCTTTCATTACAGTTAGCTAACGTTTTTTTACAAAATGTAAGATTTCTGGCACCTAATCCTTGAGTAGCATATGGACATCCAAGACCATCATTAAATGTTCTTTGGCAAAATCCACCAGCAAACTTTTGTCTAGGAAACTGGATTAACATAGGATTTTGAACACCTAGATTTATTGTAAGTGTTTCATTTGTAGCTACAACATCTAAACTTTGCCATTCGTGTTCTATCTCTGCTACTTGGTCATCCAGTATTGTACCATTTAACTGACTTATATGGGCTAAAGACATAATTACAGTCCAGCCTGAGCCAAATGTCGGGTCTTGCTCTATATATGCTTGAATCTGTCTATCGACGTTACTTATAGTCAAAGCCATCGTCGGTAGTGAACCTTTTGAGGCTTCCGGTAGTGTATCTATTTCAAAAGGAAAGGCTACGTAAGTTTTCCCTTTAAAAATAATATTCTCAGTATTTCTAACTAATCTAATAGTCAAGTCTTTAGCTACATTAGTCATTGTCAAAAACAATAACCAAGGCTGTGATTGGGAAACCTTGTTTTTTTCTTCTATTAGAGGTTGTATTAATGGTATAGCCATTTTATAGTCCTTTTATAAGGAAGTATTACACTTCCTCTAAATTAAAATCTTCTATTTGATAATAGTTACTATTACTTGCATCCTGCGACCATACAATAGGTTCAGTAAACCGTACGTTATACTGTACAGGATTTCCTGATTGAGTTTTCTTTGTCGGATGGTCAAACAAAAAAGGCGTAACAGTTCTAACTGAAGTGTATAACATATATAATTCATTGAACTCTTCAGCTGTTGATAAAGAAATAGGAGATACCTTAAACGATTTTCTAACCTTAGTGTAAGGCATTCTAGTTTTAACTAGTCCGTTGGCTGACGTAGATTTTATAGCTACGTCTAGCTCCCTTTCTTCGATTCGTTTTATTTGTAATAAATCAAAAGCCATTATCTACCTTTCAACATTGCCCTAATTCTAGGGTCCTCTTTTGATGCTCTTAATACGATGTTTACTACTTTTTCGTACTCACCTTTTTCATTCGGTTTAGTCAAAGTTTCAATCATATCAGCAGACATAGTCTGACCTGTATGGTTCTCTATATTCACTTTAACAGGAACATTGACTGCAGTGCCTTGCGTAGGAACAGCCCCAGTTTTATTTATATACTCTAACGTACCTCTAGTATCAGCGTTTACACTTGACTTTTGAGTTATAAACTCCCCACCCATAGCAAACATCTGCGTACCTTGCACATTACCTAAATAAATATCATCACGGATACCAGTTCCACCAGATAAAACTCCACCTGTGGCATAACCTTTAGCAGGTATTATACCTCCAGTAGCAAAGCCCATATCTTGAGCTGCTAGCATAGCTGTTTGTTCAGAGCCAATATTAGTACCGTACGTCATAGCAGTTGACACATTTCCGAATGCGCTAGATATTCCACCTGCTATACCAGAAACCAATTGCTTAATAACAAGCTGCTGCAGTAGTTGTTTATAAATGTCTTTTAATACCGATGAAGCTAAACTATGCCAGTCAAGCCATCCTTCAGAAGTAACGTCAAAGAATTCCATCATACCATTCTCTAGCTCAGTCATAGCTGATTTAGCTACAGTATAGCCTAATGTTTCCTGTTCATTCATCTGTCTTTGATACTCCATAGAAAGTGTGTGGATATCTTTCTTTCTATTCTGTAAAGTATCTAATTGACCTAACTGGTCAAGTAACCTATTTTTTTCAGTATCGTTAATCAAACCATCTAATCTAGCCTGTTCTATCTTCAGCCTGAGTTTTTCTGATTCTGAATCAGTAGCTTTTTCAATTATACCTAATCTAACTTGCTCTTGCTCTGTGGCCATTTGCATAGCTGACTGAATTTCCATATTAAAACTTTTACGTTTCTCTTCTTTAGTCTCAATCTCTCTAAGGTACTTATCTTGTGTACTATATAGTTTAGTTAATTCAAGCATATAGGCGTTATACTTTTCAGCTTCAAAAGTAGTACCCTTAGCTGTAAGGTAATTATCATATGCTAGAGCTGTAGTTGAGACCTGTAGTCTATACTTTTGCTCTGCTCTAGTATAACTATCCAGCATATTATCAGCGTAGTCTTGTTCATACTGTGCGTGCTTAGCAGCTTCGGTAGTTATTGACTGCTGAATCCCTAAAGCTTTTTGCTTCTTATTTTCTGCCGTAGATGTATCTTGAGCTGCTTGCTTAGCCATACTAGCTTTTTTAACATCAAGACTTACTTCTTCTTTTTTAAGCTCAATATTCTTACTATTTATAGACATAATATCTTTAATAACGTTTAGCTCTGCGTCGTATGCTTCAGTAGATAATCCAGCTGATAAGGCTTCCTTCTGTTTTTTAACTGATTCATCAAATCGTCTGTTTAATGCTGCTTGTGTGTCTATTGGGTCATTAGTTATATAGTTTTGTAGTTCCTTATATGAATTGCCATACTTAGATAGTCCCTCAGTCTGTTTTACCATTAAGGAAACATTGTCTTTCATAGCCTCGGCAGTTTTTTGTCTAAATACTTCTTCCTCTTTGGATGCGTTTTTATTTGCGTCTAGAAGCAAATTAACTGTAGCTAATGACTCTTTTGGAGATAATGCTGATGCCATAACCTTAGACGTGACAATTTCTTTTTGCTTAGCCTCAGTTAATTCTTCAATTTGTTTTGTATAGTGCTTATATTGTTTATTTGCAATATCAATTTGGTTTTTAGTCGAGTTTTCATTAAGTAATACATCTAGTTGGGCTGCTCTTAAAGTTTCGAAACTTGCAACCTTTTCCTGGTTGGTCCTAACTACCGTTAGAGCATTTTTAGACATAAGTTCAGTTACTTTTCTATCTCGCTCTACTGATTTAGCAGCAAAATGCTGCTCATATTCAGCGTATTTTTCCTCTGTAATCAGCTTTTTATTAAAGTTTTCCCTATGTATAGCTAAAGCTTTAGCATCGTTTTGTTCTTCTACTGCTAGAAAATTTAAGGACGCCTTCTCTTTTTCTCCTGCTACAAGATTCCATATACCTGCAAGTCTAGTTGCTTCCTGATTCATATCTGCTAGGCCGTTAGCAGCTATGTTTTTCATTTTATTCCACATTGTCTCAAAAGTTACAGTATATGAATCAAGAATAACTTTTGTGCTATCTAATTGTCCGACCATACCAGTCTGTAAATCGGTTACAAACGTTCTGATATTATCAGAGTTATTTCTCATTAATTGTAGTGAGTTAGCCGCTAGGATATCCATTTGACCCGTTAGGCTTGTGAAAGTAGCCTTATCTACCTTTCTTAAGGTATCAACGAATTCAAGTATAGCTGCATTTGATTCTTTACCACCCTTCTGTAAGTTAGCTAATAGGTTATCCTGATTTACACCTAAAGACCTAAAAAAGTTAGTAACCGCTTCTGAGTCGTCAGTTAACAGTGTAGTAAATCTTCTTATCTGCGTACCAATAGTACTAGCATTAACCCCGGCATTACTAAATGCGGCAGCTAAACCTCCAACAGCATCTTCAGTAAGACCAACGTCTTTTGCTGCCGCGAGGGCGTAGTTAGAAAATGTACCAATATCGTGAGTACTTAATCTAGAAACATTGGCTACATACGCAAGTTTGTCCCCAAGTGTTTGTATAGATGTGGTATTACCAAATACCTGCTGAAAAGAAATAATAGCGTTAGAACTTTGTTCAAATGTGTCCCCAGTAAGTCTAGCCATAGCTAAAACTACTTCAGTAGCATCAGTTATGTCTTTTGTCTTTATACCAGCTCTTCCAAGTGCAATTGCTACTTGTTCTATTTCTGATGTAGTTCCTCCGTAAGTTTCTCCGAGGTTCCTAACTGCCTTATCTAAGGCTGTAGCATCTGAGAGGTTTAACTTCAGTACAGCTGCCATTGTTCTCATATTTAAATCAGCTTCTAACGCAGCAGTACCCAAAGCAGTGAAAGCTGAAGCTACTGCAAATATTCCTGCACCTGCAGCTGCATACTGTGCAGTAGTCAAGAATTTATGTCCAAATGTAGTACCTGAATCAGAGCCAAACCAAGCGCCTTTCCACGTTTTGTCCTCGGCCTTCTTATCAGAAGCGGCTTTTTTATCAGCCTCTTTAGCCATAGTTGCTTTTATTCTCTGATTGTTTTTATACATAGCTAATTCATCGGCTAGCTGCTGTTTATTAAAATCCGCTCCCCATTTAGCAAGTGCCCTAGACTCTTCGTTAAACTTTTTCTCTTCAAGCAGTCTTGCATTATATGCCTGCTTATGAGATATTAATTCTGCTGCTAGATGTTCTTTTTGTATACTGTTTGAAAATGCTCTTAGTTTCTCTGTCTCTTTATTATACTTATCCTCTTCGGCAAATCTAGCTTTTAATATATTAGACCAATTCTTACTCTCTTTCTGTCTATCTGCTATCATAGAATCCATAGTTACTCTATGGTTTTTCATTTGAACAGCTGAGTACTGATTTCGAGTATTCATTAATTCATTTTCTGCAGCTATTTGTTTTCTAAGAGTTGCTATTGTATCATTAATCTCTTTACGTTCTTGATTTGCTGCCTTAGACCTTTGCTTAGATATTTCGCCCCATCTAGACTGTAATGTTGCAATTTGGCCATTTAAATCAGTTATAGTTGATTTAGATTTATTAACAGCTTCCGCTAAGTTTGACTTGAAATTTAATAATATATCTAACTGTTCTTCTTGACCAATCATAAATATCCTTTATACATTAGAATTTTGAATTAATTGTTTTATATACTTGTATTTTTGGACTACTAGTACAAACCAAACACTTTGTGTATCTATACCTCCAGATATAGGAAATACTCCACTAGAGTATGCAGAATAAGCCGTATGAATCTGATTTACTACAAATGTATCTAAATCTACTATAGGACAGTGATTATATATGTAGTCGCCTAATTTTAGCTTAAAATGTACATCCGGTAATCTATCTTTATCGCTTAGTAGTGGACAATTTCTGGCCTGTTGCATACCAGGAATTAACTTACATTTTTCACAGTTAAAAGTATCTGATTGTAATGAAGGTTCTGATATTATGTAAAGCAGCTTTTCGATATTAGTCAGTTGTTCCATAGTCAATGAACTGAGTACAAATAACTGATGCTCCAAAAAGTTTTTATCCTCTATAGATAAATGACGTATAACTTCAGGAATACTATCAAATCCTATACAGCCTTTTGTATCTAAAATATGTGACTCAAGTAAATCAAAACTTTTATACTCAGCTACGTAAGACAGTTTATCTTTAATATAGTAATACTCGTTTAATCCATACACTTCACCATAAGACATAGGTCTAATCAAAAACTTAACATCTTTATCTGATGGAAGTTCAACCCATAGCGGCTGTCTAAGTAATGTAGGATGTCCGTATTTCATTACTTATCCGAAAATAGTTCTATACTACTAGGCTTCTGTGATACAGTAACTATAACTGTTCCTATATCTTCCAGTAATTTGTATGGAATTACATTTAGTGACTCTGTTGTTATAGTACCAGAATCTGATTTAGAAATAGGTATAGCTTTACCCTCAGTATCTTCTATGTTCTCCCAATCAGTAATACCTTTTAAGCACGATTTAACCATATACATACCGTAGTTATTCTTAATTTCAGAAGCTGTTCTAGTTACAAGAATGTCCTGTAGTTCTGCTAATTCTTCTGCAGTTAATAACCTTAGTTTAACCCTAAATGGATTTTTTATACTATCAAGTTTTTCTGATGTTGGAGTGTACCAAAAACCTTCTATTTTTTTATTATATACTATCATACTTATTCCTTTTATCTTAAATTTAATAATACGTAAGGCGGATTAGTTTACGTATTATTAAATTTAAGGAGGCACAAGGCCTCTCTTAATTATTCAAACCAGATTGATAACGCATCTTCAACAGATGGATTACAAATATCTGAACTTAAAATTTCAAGTGTAGCTGTATCTTTATATACAGAGTTATCTATACTTTTAGAAACATTAGAAAGAATTACTTTTGGAGCGTATCCTCCGAATTTCTTACCGTTAGATGCTGTAGTTTGGATAACTAACTCTCCAGATGTGCTATCTTTGTACGAGTTAAATAACTCAATACCTTCGTAATCTACTTTGAAATTTCCACCGATAGTTGGTTTAGCTGTAATAATTTTATTCTTAATACCGCTTGAAGTTAAAGCTTCAGAATTATATATTGTATTTTCAACATTAAGAGTTAACTCATTAATATCATAACTTTTCCCAGCATAATTAAATACAATGTTTTTAGCTATGTGAGGTGTTAAGTCTCTACATTGTCCATTTTTAGCCGTAGTAGTAGTTGCACTGAATCCTGCACCTTCAACACTAAAAGATGTTTTTAATATATTAGCCATAGGAAATTCAATACTCATAGATGAAACAACACACCCTAGGTATTTATACACTAAATAAGATGCACTTGATTCTAAGTACTCTTCTACGTTGAATGATGTTACAGGTGTACTAGGAATAGCTAATCTATATGATAATAATCCAGTTACTTCACTTACAGACCCACCTTTAATAGCAGGAGCAACAGATAGGATATTTCCACTTATACCAGTAATAGTTACATACTCAGTAGCAGTTCCAGCTAATATTTTTAACCCTTGACCTATTTGGTATACATTACCCTTAAACACAGTTATAGTATCCACTCCGGCACTTGCAGGAACAAGAACTTCTTTAGCAGTAGCTGGTATCCTAATACCCATAGCTGATTTATATAGAATGTCACCATTTAATAGTCCAGTATCATCAGTCGAAGTTACTTCCAATGGTAGTGTACCTGTAGATGTTTCCTTTCCTAAAAGTGATTTAGCACTTACTAGACTGTTTTTTGTAACCTCTCTTTGAAGTTTATCAATAGCTCCGTCCATCGTAGGAGAGATAAACTCTACGCTATCAACTGCGTAATCTAAAACCTCTGGATTTCCGTAAGAAGTTTCTTCCTTAACTCCCCATATCGTAGCTTTATCTAAGAATGCCACATTGTCTCCTTTATATAATTATAATTTTTGGGCTCTGAGTCTAAACTCAAAACCAACATCGAACTGCTTTCTTGGATAATTATCAAAGTCGTCATTAGCCCAAGTAACTAAATCCCTATCAATAATATTATCCCAGATAGCAGTGTCGCTTAAAATAGTATTAATGATATCGTGCCTAAGTGTGACCCAGTCCAAGTCATTAATGCACTCCATACTAACTATCAGCCTAACATATTCATAGGAATCATAACCACATAACTCTCTTTTATTCTGCGTATTCTCATAAACACCATTCAAAGGGTTTATATATACTGCAGGTAAAACATCTTCTGTTTGTAAAGGTAATGGCTTTCCGTGACTTACTTTTTTAATAGCCGGAATAGTATGTAAAATCTCTTCTAAATCTTTAAGTACTTTTTCATAATGCATCATTTAACTATTTCCTTAATTCTTTTATACAACATTTTATATGTTCTATCTTTCCAACCAAAAAATCTTCTTGTACTAAACTTTTGGCTACTGTTTAATTCTTCGCCATAGTCTTTACCTATACCTTTAGGGTCAGGATTCCATAATACACCTATAGAAACTCTAGCTTTTCCTGTTCTTGTATTAACAGCCACACTTCGTACCCTATAACTAAGCGAACGTCTAAGACTTCCCGTTCTCATTCTAGGATATAGGCCATTTGAGGGTGAACCCTTCCTATGAGGAACACTCAACAACATTCTTACTTCAGCTTTCCAATCACGTAAAGTGTTATGTATTGATTTTTTAAACTCAGCAATATATCTGGAGATTACGTTAGTCTTAGCTTTAGTTAATATAGCCGTGACCTTTCCAGATAGTTTGTCTAGACTAAGCAATTACTTGCCTTTTACTATAAAAGTCATAAACTACTGAAGAGCTGTATGGTATACTATCTTGAGAAAATGTAACAGTATTTCCTGTAGAGTTGCTAGACCTAGTTATACTTGATGTATGATTTTCTAATCTAAATATAACATCAGATATATGTGTATAGATAGCCAGTTTTAAATTAGAAGGAATATTAGTATATCCTGCAGTAAGGTTTATAATGATTGGAATTGATAAGTCTTGAACCGAAGTCGTTAAAGTAATAGTCTGCGATGTATAGTCATATGTATAATCAACTGCTGAACCATTATAAGTAACTGAGTTTATTGAAGTGATTGGAGTTATCTCGAAAGTATACGTTTTACCATCAGTAGTATAAGCGTTATAGTCAAATGTATCTACAGATAGTTTTAATCCATATATGCTCTCTACAGTGCTAATTACTCCTGATGCTATAATTGAATATGTAGGACGCTTAGCTTCAGAATAACCAGCGAAAACTAAAAACTCTTGAATGCTAAACATACCTTACTCCTATTATTTAGTTAATTTTTTAACTGGTTTTTTACTATCTACATCAGATACATCAGACTCAGACTTAACCTCTGTCTTAGTTTCTTTAACTGACTCAACTACCTCAAATAATGATGGAAATTGCTCTAAGTATAACTTAGCTAATTCATCGTCAATGATGTGAATACTATCTTTAGTGAATGACATTCCATTTGAATTAAATGAAGCATCCTTAGTATATTTTAATTGCATATTCTTTCCTTATAAGTATTTAAAAAAACCCTCAGCAAGGGCTATTGTAAGTACTTAGCTCCCCGTGAGGGGATAATCCGTTAGGATTATCTAGGAATGTTGATTCCTGCTACAGCATTTTTATATCCTGCTACTATTGTATTAGGAGCTGTTTCTGTAGAATCGTAAACAGAACTGAATCCGAATCTTAAAGAAGAAGTCCATTTCATAGTTTGGCTAGAGATATCTCTATCTGTTTCTGCAATAACATTACCGTTAGAGAATAATTTAAATGTATTAACATTTAACATTACACACATAGATTTTGTATTATCTGCAGGTGTTGCTGATACAACTCCAAGAGCATTTACAGCTGGGATTAAAGTTGTTGAAACAACTGGGATATCAAATACTGATTTGATTTGTCCACCGAATAGAGTAGCAAGTCTTCCTGCTTTATCTAAAGTTTTAAACGCATCAAATAATCTGAATTTTGAATAGAAGTAATTGTCTACAACTAATACAACGTTACCTTTAGCAACTTCTGCATCATTTAAGTATAATTGACCTTCTAATTGCATTGCAACTATTTTGTTGAATACGTTAGCCTCAGTAACATCGTTTCCAAAATTAACCCTAGCTTTTCCTAATGCAGTTTTTCTAATACCGTTACATACTCTTACAGGAGAACCTGCAGGTGTTCCAGCATCTTGTGTTCCAGCGATATCACCATTAATAACAGCATCTTCAATACCTTCAGCAATAGCTCTAACTAACTCAAGTCTAACTTCAGAAGCTAAGTCAATAAGTGCATCATCTACCATTTCGTAAGATTTAGCAACTTCAGCCATAATTTTCTTTGTTGTTTTAACAAAAGTTGTATAGTTTTCACTTGATTGAGTTGCAGGATTAGCTTCACCTGTTAAGTAAGCTTTGATTCCGTGTAATGCAATTAAATCGTGAGCAGTTCCACCTGGTACAGAACCCATTGGGAATAATTTAGCAACGTTTAATTCAGCTTGAACGTCTCTTAAAAGTGTTCCAGTGAACCCGTCTGGTAATGCAGCAGTAATATCAGAAGTTAATCCAACAGCTTTAGCTTTTGCATCTAATAATGATTTAGCTTTTGCATTGATTTTTCCGTTACCTAAAGCTTTTGCAATGTAAGCAATCTCAGCAATTCTGTTTTGCTCATCAGTATTTAATCCTGAATTAAATCCACTGTCACCTTTTGGAACAATAGTTTGTGGGTCTTTAGCAACCGCACCTAAATCACCTTTAAGTGCTTTAGTAATCATATCTTGTAATTTTGACATAGTTAATATCCTTATAAATGTATAGTTATTACAATTTATCGACTTGCCGTCGGGAATGTTTATTGTCGTCCCCGACAGGGTAGTTATTCTGCACTACCTGATAAAGTGCCAAGTGCTATTACTTTTTCGTTAATAGCATCAGTAGCTGTAGATACTGCTTCGTAAAACTCTTCTATGGCATCAAAATCTAGTTGAGAAACTTCAGTAGATGAAATTTTATCAGCTTGCTCTTTTATATATGCAAGTGCATCTTTTACTTTCTGTTCTGCTGCTAGTTTAGATTGTTCTTCAGCGTCTTTCTTTAGTTTTTCTTCCTCAAGTCTTTTAACCTCTTTAGCTTCTTCTGCTTTAGCAACTGCAGCCGCAATAGTAGCACTTAGGCTATCTAAAGTAGGTATTGTCATCGCAGGAGCAACTGTTGGCTCAACTGATGTAGTAGGGACAACTGCGGGTTCAACTTTAGGTTCAACCGGTGTAACTGCTGGCTCAACTTTAGGCTCTGGCTTTGGTTCAACCGGTGTAACTGCTGGCTCAACTTTAGGCTCGACTGCTGACCCAGTTGCGTCAGTAGATTTAGTAATAATCATATTTTCTCCTTTTAATTTCTCACCGTACATACCTTTTATTTCTTCGTTAGTGAGATTATTTTGCTCGGCAATATCTTTAACGGATATACCTAGTGATTTTTTTCCTGTTACTGTAAATAATGCTGCAGGATTTGATTGTACTGGGGCTATAGAGACTTCTACAAGCTCAGCTGTCGATATCTCAACGATTTCATCGTTTACAAGCCTAATGTCTTTTGGTACAAAACCAATGCTGAAGGATTTTACTAACCCTTTTTTAACTGCTTCGTATTTTGACTCTAAACCCTCAAGTTTATGTATCTCACCTTTAACATATATTCCGTACATATCTTTAGTAATAGATGTAACTTTTCCAACTGGTACACTCCAGTCGTGATTCCAGACTATAACAGGATTAGCAATGTAAGAAGTTAAATCAAGATTATCTGTATTAACTAATTCATCATCCCTATCTATTTGGTAGTTGCCATCTGACTTTCTGTATACTGAGGCATACCCTTCAATATATACAATAGAGTCTTTATCTTCGATATCATCCCTATCGTCCATACTAATAAGTTTAAGTTCAGCTGACTGTCTTAAACCTATCTGTCTAATATTCTTTATCATAAGTTATCTCCCTGGGCTCCACCTCTAGAGTCCGTAATTACATTAGTATTATCTTCGTCACCACTGTTTCCAGCAGGTAATGGAGCGTCAAGCCTATTGCTTGACTGAAGGTATCTCTCCACTTCTCTATCAAAGTTCTCTAGACTAATAGGTGCGCTCCCTGTAAGGAATTGAGGTAGGAAATGTAAATCAGCACTTGCATTGCTTAATTTTTCTAGCTCAGCTAACTCTCTTGCCTCGTTATACGACATAATACCTGACTTATGTAGTCTAATGGCTCTATCAACTTTAATATCAATAGGGTCGTCAAGCATATCTATATCTGAAAGATTAAACTTAAATACAGCACCGTTTAAGCCTAGTGCTTCCCTAAAGTATCTAGTGAAATTTAGCTCTATGTTAGTCATTATAGGTCTAACCATAGTAGTGAACCATACTCTTAATGAGTAGATTAACTCTTCGTTTTTATTAGCACCACTAACTCCGTAGTCTCCCATAAGAGCAGGAGGTATGTTAAAATGTGCTATCATCATTTTGTTTACTTCAGTAAAAAACTGTAACATCTCAGAGCCACTCATTGAGTTGCCTACCTGATGTACGTTAAGTTTAGTATTTAGTAGTAGACTAGAAGCTGCTTCACTTTTAATAAAGGCATCAAACTTCTTTTTAATAGTATCTTGTGTGTCTTTACTCATAGGAGCTTCAGCACTTACTATAAATGAATCTTTGGCTCCACCACTTAGTGTATCTTTAGTCTTTCTAACAATATTGGCTTGCATCTGTATTACATCATTTAGACTTTGTAGTCTACTTAATGAATATAATAAGTTAGAAGGGTCGATTGAATCATTGATGTACATTACCTGTTCTGGTTTATATGTAATCTCTAGACCGTCGGCTCCTTTATAAATAAATGACTTAATTAATTTATTTGATGAAGTCTCAATTTTAATGTTAGCCATATTTATGTTGTATAGGTTAATCTTAGCTTTAGTTGATTCTCCAACTATTAAAGCAGCTCCTTGGCTGTAAAGGCTAACTCCAAGTTTTCTCAAGAAATCAACTCTAGTGTCAACCTCGTTGAAGAAGTTTAAATCAAGGTTTTTAATCTTAAAAGGACTAAGCTTACCTTTAGCGTCCTCTTTATATATCTCCGGTTTCATAAGACTGAATATGTTAGCGTGCAGTCTTATAATCCTGTCTATCGTTTCTACTTGCTGAATGAATTCATTATATTTAATATCAAATGAATTATTATTACCTTCAGAGTAGTCAGCGTAATCCGCTTTTAGTGTAGGGTGTTTTGTAGAAACAGAAGATAAAGCATTTTTTAATACTGTGAATAGTCCCACTATTATACCCCCGTTTTAATTATATTAAATGCGTCTGTTGAAATCCAATAAACTGTAGTTCCATAAGTCACTTTAAACATAAAATATACAGTAGTACTAGTACTTGTATGCGTATATGTTATATGAGCATTATTTAAAACTATCGTTACATCAGATAAATTAGTGATATTAGTAGTCGTTCTACCATCTTTTGTGTAAGCGTAAAACTCAAGTGAAGTAATATCATTGATTGTAACCAATCCATTTACATCAGAAAAATAAAATGGAATCTCAACAGAAACATTAGCCTCTATTGTAGAGTCACCCAATGGTGAAATAATAAATAAAGGTTCGTTGAAAAAAGCCATAAGCTATCCTTATATCGTAATAGGTGCGTAGGTGTTAACACTGGGAGTGCTGCACCTATCAGATTTATTTTAGGAGGAGAAAAAATCAGCTAAAAATAAGGAAAAAAGCTGAGAGATAAACGTACAGCCATTAGATAGCCGAACCGTCATCAGTTCTGATATATGTAGGTATCATATTACTGACTGTTTATTTTTACGTTTTCACAATCAGTTTGACAAATGTCTCATATAAGACCTTGGACGTCGGCTTAATTATATATAATATATAGGTATTTTTACTAGTATTATATAGCCTCTGGATTATAATATATTAATAGTATAATATTAGTAAAACTATACAGTAAAAATATATAGTATAGATATGTCGGCGAAAAATTTTACAAAGGATTAACTATGGCTAATGATTTATTACCAAACATTCCGCTGACTCCTATAGAAACAAAAATACTAGAATACGCTTCGCTAGGTAAGACTCCAAAGCACATAGGAGTATCACTAGGTATACCGACTTCAACCGTTACTAGATTCCTAGCTAAGAAAGAAGTAAAAGAGGTTATAGATACTATGGTAGAGGCAAGGAATAAAGCGTTACTTAACTATTTACCAAACCTATTGATGGACATTATTGATTCAAAGATAGAGAGAGTACAGCAAGACCCTGATTTATCTATGGCGGATGCTTCTAAGAAGGATATAGTAGAAATAGCTAAGACTATCAGTGATATTATTAAAGGTTCGTCTAGTACAGAGAAGCAAGAAGGAAGCGGTGTAGTTAACTTCTATCAAACACTTGGATTTGTTGCACAGCAAGACGCTCCTAAAACAATTGACTTCAAGGATAATTAATGCTTACAGCTTTACAAATAGAAGCACTATCATTAGAACAACAATTAGAATATAATGCTTTACTTGAGAATAATGATACAGAGGGGTTAGCACAGTTTGAGTACTTCTTTGGATTTACCATTGGCGATACTGAGATTAAAACTCCGACCAATCAAGAGATTGAACTATACAAAAGTATGACTGACCAGATTAAGCTAAAGCATATAGCTAAGATGCTTAACTTCGTCCCTCATAAAGGACAACAGCCAGTATTTTATGCAGTCGATGAAAAAGCTGACATCATAAATAACCTAGTTATGGTACTAGGCCGTCGTTCGGGAAAATCGATTAGTACGTCAGTTATAGCGTGTAGAGAGTTAGCAGTACCATTTAGTTCTACTATTCTATTAACACCAACGTTTAACAATGCTAAGATTATCTTTAACGAAGTATTAAAGAATATACAAAAGCTTAAACTACCTATTAAATCAATAAATAAAGGTGCGTTTAGATTTGAATTAGAAAATGGTGCTAGATTTAGTGCTAATTCAGCCTCTAATATAGAATCAGCACTTGGGTCGTATAATTCACTTATTATTGTGGATGAATCACAGTCAGTTCCTAATCTAATGGAAATTATGAATCAGATGCTAGTACCTACATTACTGGATTATGGGGTTAGACCATCAGGTATACTTTACGGTAGGCAGGTATACTTAGGTACTCCGAGGGGACAAGAAAATCAATTATATGACTTGTTCTGTAAACAGGATGATTTTCCGAATTGGAAATCGTTTAACTCTCCGTCTAGCTGTAATCCAATACTTCCTGTTAGCTACTTTGAACAGATGCGTCAAGAGCTAGGAGAAATGTTATATAGACAAGAGATATTAGCTGAGTTCTTCGGAAGTGATGAAAATGTGTTCTGGGCGTTTAACAAAGAATTAAATACGTATAAAGATGGTGAAGTACTGTTTAACCACCATATGGCTGTTGTATCAGGACTGGATATAGGTCTTAGAGATAGTACTGCTCAACTGTGGGCTTATCGTGATGCAAAAGGAAACTATTATATAGACAAGGCCTACCAGAAAAATATGACTAGTACTGCTAACCATATAAGTAACTATCTAGAAATAGAGGGACAAATGCTCAACACTCCAGAAATGCGTTACGGTGACCCAGCAGCGGCTCAGACGTTATTTGACTATAACACGGATTATGGATATTTAGTACACCCAGCGAATAACTCGTTTATGGATAGCATTACATATATAAACCAAATGTTTAGCCCTAGTGGTGCTGATAATAAGCCAAAGTTATTCATTAATGAAAGTCTTACTGAGCTAATCAGACAGGTTAACAGAGTTAGATGGAAAGATAGGGCCAGTAAGAATTCGAAAGACCCGTTCTATCCTGACCCTAAGGGAACGCACTGGGACTTAATTGCTGCTTTAAGATATATGATGTATTCTGATTCATTTAACCTAGCAAGCGGCTTTATAATAGAAAGCTCAAGATAATGAGCAAACCAAAAAGGATTGATATGAAATATTTACTACCACAAAACATAAGTACCGAGTCATACTCGGGAGTTAGATTTAGACTGCTTGAGACTGTTAGCCAAATCGGAATCATTAATAGTACTTCTGAGTTACAGTGTGTGTACTTTGTAAAAGGAAACCAAAAAGCCCAGGCAAGACCATCGGAAGATAGACTTGAATGGGTCACTGATATTGTCAACGAATGGGATAGCCTTGAGCTGATTGTTAACGGATGCGTTGTACCTTATAGATGGACTCACTATGTTAGACTGTGAAGGTAATACTGGCTTGACTGACAGCATAGCTAGTACTATAGATGAATTCAAGGTGGATGTACTAACGAAAGACGTCCGTACAACAAGACACCTTAACCCCGATAATCTGAGAAAGTACTATACGGATGATGAGGTATCTGACATAACGAAAGATACATCTGGTGAATACACTGCGCTTAGTGATGTTAAATATCAAGATGAACTCACTAATCAGAAGAGAAGACCTCACGTATGGACACTAGCCGAGGACGAGTTTATTAGGAAGAACTATAAGCATTTGAGTGATAATACAATAGGACTGGCCTTAAACATTCCTGGACGTATGGTTAAGTTTAGACGGCAGCGTTTACAGTTATTTAAGGGTCAGGTCAAGGAATTAAATAAGATTATCGTTTGGTGTAATAGGACTGATTTTGATACCATATGTCAAGAACAGCTATTAACTAAGTCAAGGGGTTAGCTATGTTTTCGTGGGACTTGAGTCATCCATCTTACCCGTATGCTGTGATTGGCGCTAAATGCTTGAATTGCTATACTGATGTATGGTATTATGAGAACGCTAAGGAACAGAGATTCTGGTACCAAGAAGAGTTCGTTAATCCTACGGCTAGGTTATGTAAATGTAAAACGATTGGCTGTGTGATTGACGATGAGGGCACATTTCATCTATATGCTGACGATATTACTAAGGTACATATGGGACACTTCATCTTTAACAAAGCTGGTGACTTACTTAGTACTGAATGGTGGAACGTAAGTGGTAGCTTTATATATGTTGATTATACAGTCAAACGTATGGCTAAGAAATGTAGAGATAAAGACGCAGACGTACGTACACCCATCAGCACTGCTCCGTCAAATACAGTTTCGGAGAAATCCTGGTATGACACTGAATTAGTGAATGCGTTGGATGCCTACTCTGACCTTCAATCAAGAACACATTACTATACTAATAACTGGAAAGTTAAATAAAAGGAATACTATGCAAAAAGACTCTAGACTAGAGATTAGAATAAATAAAGAGACTAAGGATAATTTACAGATTATTGCTAGTCATTTAACTACTACTGGAACTGTTACTGAATTGTTATTGGATTTGATAGAGAATATCATAGCTAATAATAGGAAACTATTAACCGAAAGCGCTGTAAAATAGCCAAAACCGTACGTACAGGCACAATAAACCACCGTTTTACCGTGGTTTTGCTTGCTTTTACGTCTTATTTACCTTTATTACGTAGTAGATACGTAAAAACCTCATAAATCTCCCCTAAATACTCCCAAAATACCACATTTTACCCGAATTTACTGTTAATACTAGACATAAATGCTTACTAAGTGATTAATAAGTGATTAATAGTGGCTAAAGATGGCTAAAGATGGCTAAAGATGGCTAAAGATGGCTAAGGTAATGTTAAATAGCCTCAATCGTACGTACAGCACCTTGAATTACCTAGCTTAGCTTATTGTTAACCAGTGTTAATCATATGTTAAGCAGCCTTAATCGTACGTACATCCACTTGGCTTTACATCGTAATACAGAGATTAAGCTTATGATTACTCACTCGTTAACTCTCACAGATAAGCATCCTTACTCTTGGTTAATCTCCCTTACTCTTATGTCATACCTCCGTCGCAGTTTTTTTTTTGATAGTGTTAAATGTATGTCATACAGC